TCTGCATGACTTTACGATCACTATACCAGCGAGTCAATAATCCGGGAATCACGCCCTCATTATCTGACCTAAAGATCGTACCGTTAGCACTAAGGATATATGGCTTGTTATTATCAAAGATCAGTTTCCATACTTCGGCTGCGCTCATCTCTACGCTTTCACCGTTCTCAAAATCAACTGTGAGCATAGTGCCACGCTCTTGTTTCATGATGGCTTCGTACTCTAATGTCCCAAACAAGCCTTCCCACAACAACGAACTCATCTCAAGGTCGTCATCTTTGTCGTAGTTTCGTTTTTCGCTAGCAAGTTTCCTTGCCTTATCAGTAAGATATTGTTCAGTCAATGTCTGACGAACCTGCGCAACGATAGTCTCAGGAGCCATGTTGAGTGTGCGAATAGCACTGGGATACAGACTGTTGATGTCAACTGCGCCAACCCATTCATGTATACCTTTCTTTGGTACAGCGACATATGCACCTGCAGCAGCCGTCTCACCATCGCTGATATTCTTTTTCTTATCAGGAACCATCATGCCGCGCTCATGTGCTTCGTTCATGACAGCCATCTCAATCATAGCCACAGAGCCCATGACAGTTGGGAGCAACACAGTATTCTCATGCGCTAGTGCGTTAGCAAGATCAAGGAACTTGAGTTTGTTGTGTATCTTCACCAGCAACATTGTGTCTTGACGATTGTATTCAATAAATGTTTTGAAGTCTTTGTTGTATAGTTGGTCGAGTGTACCTTCATATTGTGTTTTACGCTCACCAATTTCCATCTCACCAATCGCATCAAGGCTATAACTGTGTCTTGATTCATAGTTGTACTTCTTATACAACTGTAGATAGTCCATGTGTACACGACCAACTAAATCGAATGTTGTTTCTTCTTTACCGAATCGTTCATATACTCTCGGTTTGGGCGTCTGACCTAACAAACAGAATTTGCGCGTATCGTCTTTGCTCATCACCCTAGTGACACGATTGACCATGTAAGGTATATCGTATCCTTCTGAGTTCCAGCCAGTTAGAATGTCTGCATCTTTGATCAATTCAAAGAATGTTTCAAACATCTCTATCTCACTACGAAATAGTATAGTGTTTGTCATGTCGCTGGTTAGGTCTTGAGCAGTCTCATCGCTCATATGCTTGGGCGTAATCACAAGAGTCACAAGTGTATCTTGCCAATCTAAGTACATTGAGATAGCAGTGACCGGATTAAAAGGATCGCTTGTTGGGCTAAATCCCTTCTCAGGATCAAAGTCTACCTCAATGTCAAAGAAACATGTATGGAGTTTTGGAGGCTCACAACCTAAGTAGTTTTCACTTAGGCATCTGAATATCGGATTGATATCCGATTCATACAGTTTCTTATTGCTATGTATGCGTTTTTCTTTCTCAAATTCACTACGCTTCCTTGTGTTGAAGCGTGATAGTGGTTCATTATAGATACTGCGATACTTGCCCTTATTATCAGTATAATAGAAAGTATAGTTGGCAGGAAATTCATTGTATGTGCGCTTACCATCTGGCTGGCGCTCTACAATGAAAATCCTATCAGTATCTCTGTCGTGGATCGCGTCAATGTAACTCATTACAGAGTCTTACCAACAGTCTCCAAAATAGTGTTGAGTTCTTCGTTTTCTTTGTTAGTCTCACCCAAACGTGACTTGTGTGCGACCTTGATTGCCTTCTTGAGAACACTTGGCTTGATTTCCAATTCTTCTGCGACAGCCTTGATGGTATCGGTCAATCCACCTTGAAGTGTCTCAATCTCATGTGTTACAGCAAGACCTTCATTGATCAATTGGGTCAACTTGATCTTGGCTTCATTGTTGAATGTGCGTGACATATATTCTCCTGTGTAAATTATAAATGTAGCAAAATAATAGATCAATGTCAAAAAAACAGGGCATCCTACTAAGATTCTTTAGTGATAAAAAGATTAGATTTTTCAAGTGCGCTAGGATTTCTTATTTCTTCTAATACTCCTTGTTCGTATTTTTTATCAGGAGTAGTTTTAAGACCTTCGGGCAACTGGGTAGTAAGTTGATGATCACTCATTCCTACAATGTTATAATCTACCGCGCTAATTCTTTTTTCTGCGATAGAAAAATATTCTTTACTCATCTCTACACCAATAAAATTTCTTCCGGTTAATTTTGCTGCGACCCCGCAAGAACCCGAACCCATTGTAAAATCTAATACTGTTTCACCCGGGTTGCTATAAGTCATGATCAACCAATTTAAAATATTAGTAGGTTTCTGTGTCGGATGAACAGTTTGTTGTGCGCTAAAATTTCTGCTAGCATGTAATATGCTTTTAGGAAGTCTAGTACCGGTATTTTCAAATTTAGAGGGACCATCTTTCTTTTTGTTACCGAAACCATAACCATGTGTGTTACGCCCGGTGCCATAACCTTTTTCTTTATCTTTGGCCTCTCTTACATATGCCCCACCTTTTTCCATGATAGGATTATATGTACCAGTACCATCTTTACGAAATACCATGATGTTCTCATGTACTTTTTGGGGACGATACTTAGATAACCCGGGGCTGCCACATTTATTCTTGTTCCAGATGAGTTCATACTTAAACCAGTCTAATTTACTAACGATCAACAGACTGGTAAAAGGCTGGCTACCGAAAATCAATATGTTGGCATTCTTTTTGCAGATCCTATCAAGTTCTTGCCACATCAATGAAAAGTCAAGCAACTTATCCCATTCAATACTAGTGGTTCCATAAGGTGGATCAACGCATACTAAGTCTATCGACTCGTCTGAAATTTTCTTAAAGGCGTCAAAACAAGATTCATTATAAAGTTGAATATTCATAATTTTAAGATAATTTTACGTACATGCCTACAACTGTATCTTGAAAGGACCTAAAATAAGGATCGTCCATTTTTAATATATCAGTATCTACTAACTCGTCAAATTTTTTAGGGTCATCCGTAATAGAGATGATTCTACCTTCATTTATTTGAGTGAATGCATCCCATTTTTTATCCATACCCTTAAAAAATTTTTTCACCATTAACTTTTGCAAAGATTTGACATCAAAAGTACCCTTTGAAAAGCAAGTATCAAAATCTTTTTCTTTACACTCCATAAAACAACTACATAGCTCATTTAGGTATTTTTGTGCATTATTTTGACCTATCTTGGAAAATTCATTTATCCAATGATCTTTTTTATTAAGTTTTTTATTATTACCATGATCCCACGGCTCGTACGCCATACGATTACCTTTACAAAGGTTTGGCTTAATATTATATTTTTCGGATATTTTTGCTGCGTGTGTTTGTACTTGTTTTCCGGTAGTCTTCATAGGACTAAAAAATCGTAATAGATCTCCTTTTAATTCGATAGTTTTGCCATCTACTGTAAGATCTCCTTTATTTTTTTCTTTTGAAATCCCTACCCTAGGCGAAAATAGTAAGCACATGAATTCTCCTTCACCCACCATAGCATTGGGAGTTCCTAAACCTACTGGGCGCATTTCAAATAATATTTTAGCGAGCGGTCTGTATTTTTCTACTACAAATTCAAAAATATCAGGATGATTTTCTAATAAACATACTGGGTTAAAGATGATATCTTTTTTATAATCATCAATATAGGTAGAAGGCTCAATTTCAGCTTCAGACAAAGCAGCGTTAAGCATTCGCGCCATATCTACTATTGCCTTTTCAGCTTTTTTTCCAGTGACCTGTTTAACAAAAGGTTTTAAAAATTGAATAGATTGAACAACATTATTCATATGTAATTATAAGACTTAAGTATCGTAATCAGCACTATCAATTTGATCTTGCCAAAATTTACGTGCATCTTCTTCCTTTTCAAAAGACTCTAATACATTCTTCCCTCCCAATGGGTGGGGGAACCAGACAAGCCAAACATTGTCATCCGAGTCATATGAGCAATAGAGTTCTACTTGTTCATTCATAATCTATATATTATAACAGATTCTTTAAAGAAGTCAAGCCTTTAGCAATATTTCAATTTTAAGAAGATATATTCTTCTTCAGTCATTGATATGATGATATCCCCATTATTAGTCATCTTAGATTTGTACCCTTTACTTGACAATAATTTGGCTACACCATCATAAATCTTATTTGGTCTCGGTACATTATGATCTATACCACTAACTATAGAATATAGTTCGTCGCCATAATTATCCGTCATCCAATCATATAACCATTTATTCTTTTTCAGACTTATAAGCATTCAATATTAATTTCTTTACAACTTTATCAATACCCGGATTTACTTTAAATGCATGAGGAACGATATGCTTACGGATATAGTTACGCATATACTTATCATCATCATTGCTTGTATCATAACAAAATTCAAGATTTTTACGCAATGCCCAACTATAAAATTCTTTTTTGGGGGTGGTTAAAAAGGGACGAACAACATTTTTTCTAGCATGAGGAATGAGTTTAGGTTCTCCGTGCAATGCACTAAACAAGTAGGTTTCAATGCAATCATCTAAATGATGAGCAGTTACAACAGTGCCAAAATTATCAAAAAACTTATAGCGTTCGTCCCGCCAATGTTCTTCCATACTTTTATTTTTGGGCTTTTGTTTATTGAGGATACCTACTACTAATGGTAAGTTATTTTTCTCACAGAATTCTGTGACAAATTGATGCGCTTTTGTGCTATTTTCTGTTCGATGATGGAAGAAAGCGCAGGTCACGACATGATTCCTACGTAAGAAATCTACAGCTACAACACTGTCAATGCCTCCACTAAAGGCTACAGTGATGTTTCTAGGCAAAGATTTTAAAAGACGAATCATAGCTTATTATACATTATATCTGCTAATTTTAGCTGTATTTCGGGAAAAGTGTGGTAACCAGGATCTTGATTCATGGGAGGACTTTTTGTGTTGTTTATAATGTTTTTGAATTCATTCCTGGTATCATTTTTAATATCTAACCAACTAAACGATTCATTCTTAGATTGTAACAAATCATAGCACCAAATATATCTGATATTGGACATTTCCAATTTCTTAATGATACCCAAAAACATATAAGTATCTAGCTGGGTTTTAAGTTTATCATCATATAGATAGGTAATATATTCTTTAAGGGCATTTACTTTTTGATCTTTATTTTCAAAAACAGGAACTATATCATCGGTATTAGTTCTATTAAGAGGAAATGTAGCAAGCAAAATATCATCATCGACCGGATAACGGCTATAAAAACTAGTCAAATGATCTGATGAATAATAAACTCTATTATTTGTTTTTAATGGAATTTCTGTTCTTGCTGCATAGGTAGAATTAAATATGATCAAATCGGGTTTTTTAGTTATTGCTGTTTCTATTTGGATACAGATACAAGCATTACTCATTCCCCATTTGCTATGATATTCTATATTTGCATTTAATTTTTTAGCTAGTATCTCACCAAAGTGTGTATCAGGCTCGCTCACGCTTTGGCTAAGCCAACTATCACCGCAGATAATTATATTCATTGAAAAATGTGTCTATTCTTTTTTCCATAAATTTTGATATATTTTCCAGCTAACATGTCAGCTTCAGCTTCGATTGGGCTACCTGGATAGCTGTCACCGTCTTTGATCATACCTAATTCACTTTGACGCACATGTACGAGTTCATGAAAAACCGTGCGTAATATATCTACTAAATTTCTATTATTGGCATATACCCAAACACTGTCTCCGCCGACAACATGACGACCAGTATGATGACCATCTTGTGTTTCTTCTGTATCATAGCTGAGTTCTATCTTGGGAATTTTTTTAATATTCAATTTCTTGCAGGCCCAGTGTGTAAATTTTTTAACTTCGTCATTAATATCGGCACTTTCATATACACTCTCACCGCCACCGCCGCCATCTCCGCCTCCCTCACCTGAATCGGATCCGCCTCCGTAATAAGCAAATCCAGGATAAAAGTATCCACCGTATGCGTGTTTCTTCCTACGCTTTTTTTTACGTTCAGTAATAAATTCGCTAGATCGCATTATGACTGCAAGACATCATCAACGTAATATTTAATGCTAGTGATTTGCTGGTCTTCTACCCATTTTTCAAATACTAGTTGTTTTTCTGGACTAAATCCTTCACTGCGATACAGTACTAATTCTTCTTCCGTAAGGTTGTCGGATACCCAGTCACTCATCATTAAGAAATCGTCCCCTAGGGCTGACTCAAATTCTAAACGTGTGTTTTCAAATACTAAAAATTTCATATGATCATCTCCTCATGATTATTTATCGCAGGCGAACGTAATATTTTTTAGGTTCATTCAACTGATTTATGCTATTAGCTATTTGTTCAGCAAATTTTATATCATGAGTGACCAATATGATTTTATCCGTATTGGTCACTACATACCTTTTTGGTTGCCCAAAAACATATAATGTTTCCATTATTTTGCTAGTGGATTTTCCCATGCTTTCTGTATTTTTTCATCTACCTTCTTTTCTAGTTCTTTTAGCTTTTGATCAGTCTCACGCTCAATAGCTCTCAAACGTGCTGACATGTCACGATCAGTTACAGCTACAAAACTGCGGACTTCTTTATCAAGCTCACGGTTACGTCTTTCAGCAGCATCTAGATCCGCCTGCAAACTATCAATGTCGCCCTTTAGGTCAATACGAACATCACGTATGATTTCGTTGCTTTCATCTACGAGGGCAGTTGCAGCATCGATCTTCTGTTCAAGTTTGGTCATA